CGCTTCTTTAACTTTGTACTCAATCATCCAAGCGATCTCGTTAGCATTAGCGACATATGGTTAAAATATGATGATGTGGCAGACGAATGGAAGCCAGTATTCCCTGACAACTTTGAGGAAAACGATTCCGCAGAGGATATTGAACAGAAGTTGAAAGAGTTTGAAGATAAAATGAAAACGCTTGCTGAGCAGGCTCCAGACAAGTATAAGCATGGAAAAGAAACTGCAAATATTCCTTATAGGGTTGTCGATAGCCGTGACTTGCGTCAGCATCAAGTTCTTGTTAAACGTGGAGGGAGAGACTATATCTTAACTCTTAATGGTAATCCACGAGCTGCTCAAGCTCTCAATGGACAGACTAACCCAGACAATGATGCATCTGGTGCTATTGGTGCAATTCTCAAAGCTGGAGAGATAGTTAATAGACAACTAAGTGCGTTCTATACTACAAGAAATCCAGACTTTGTTGTTTCAAACTTTATTCGAGATATGCTTTTCTCTAACTCAATAGTATGGGTAAAGGAGAGTCCGAATTACGCATTACGTTTCCATAGAAACATTGCACGTTGCAACCCTGCACAAATAAAAGTCCTTCTTGCAAAGCATAGAAAAGGAACGCTTGACATGAATAATAAACTGGAACATATGTTCTATCAGTTTATGATGAATGGTGGCGAAACAGGCTATGCAAATGTGAGAGATATTGAGCAGCATAAGAATGATATTCGTAGAGAGTTGAAGCGTGCTAATGGTAAGCTAAGTATTACAAAGGCTTTTAATTTACTTGGAGAAAAACTTGATGAGTATAATCGCGCTGTTGAGAACTGCGCACGCTTTGCAGCTTACCTTACGTCACGTGAGATGGGTAGAACTGTAGAACGTTCTATCTACGATGCAAAAGAAATATCTGTAAACTTCAATAAGAAAGGTAGTGGTGCGAAGTTTATGAACGCAGTTGGGCAGACTAAAATCGGTACAGCCAGTGCTTTTGTTTCGGGTATAGGACGCAGCGGATTTGTTTTCTGGAATGCTGCAATACAGGGTACAACAAACTTTGGTAGACAGTTTAAGAAACATCCTGCTAAGGCTTTTACCGCTTCGGCTATAATGTTCTTGCTTGGCGCTGTAATTGCAGGCATAGGAATGGGAGATGGAGATGATGACGCAGATGCAAATAGTTATTGGAACTTGCCTGAATATGTAAGGCGTAGCAATATCTTGTTTAAGATAGGAGACCAATGGGTATCTATTCCATTACCTGTAGAGTATCGTGCAATCTATGGTATGGGAGAACTTATGGTAAGTGCTATGAGTGGAAAGGAACATTTTACAGGGTCAGAGTTAAGTAAGGCAATAGCTGGACAGGCAACTCAGGTTCTTCCTATTGACTTCTTAGAAGGTGGAGGCGGTGTTAAGGCTTTTGTGCCAAGCGCTGTTAAGCCATTTGCAGAAGTCTATAGCAATAAGGGTTGGACAGGTATGCCTATCTATAAAGACACTCCTTATAATAAGTACATGCCAGAATGGACAAAAGCATACAAGAGTGCTAACAAATATCTTGTTGGAATAGCTAAAACGCTTAACGAGGCTACAGGTGGAGACGCCTACACTAAGGGTTCCGTTGATATTAATCCAGCGCAGATAGAATATCTCCTTAATGGATATTTTGGTGGTGTTTCTGGCACTATAGATAAACTTTCTAAGAGCGCAGAGACTATAGCTGGGGATAGAGAGTATGACCCACGCAATTTCTTACTTCTCAATCGAATCTTAAAGAATGGAGATGAGCGTACAGAGGCACGTGCAATCAACAATGAGTATATGCGTGTCAAAGAAGAGCATGATGTCTTAAAGGCAAGAATGAAGCATTATGAGAATGATACTGACAAAGGTCTCTTTGATTATGCTGATAAGATTGATTTTCTATATAACTCTCCAGAGTTTGCTCGTTATGAGATTTTTGAAGACTATAGTAAGGATATTGACGCCCTGTATCAAGAGTTGAAAGAAGCTAATGATGGAGCAGAGCATCTCTCAATTGAGAAAGAGCTTACAGAGCTAAAAAAAGAGATGATTGAAGAAATGAATAAGACACGTAAATAGTTAAACTTATGATAGTGTAGGCATTGTTTATCTTTGCCTACACTATTAAATTGGATACCAATATGCATACTGTTACAAATAAAAGGGAGAAACTTATACCGATGAGCCGTATTACTCCAAATAAAAAAAATGAGGAAATGGATACGGTTGCTTTTCGTGCAAACAATTTTGAGAGGCGTAGGGCTTTTGATGTGCTCATGGAGGCTCAACACTATTGGAACGAAATGGAGCAGTTCCGAAAAGATAGACAGAGAAACAAGAGATACACCTACGGAGACCAATGGGACGATAAGATTTGCGTCGATGGCAAAACGATGACAGAGGAAGAGTATATCAAGCAGCAAGGTAACGTTCCGCTAAAAAACAATCTTATCCGAAGACTTGTTCGTAATGTACTTGGTGTATATCGTTCGCAATCGAAAGAGCCTACATGTGTAGCACGAGATAGAGATGAACAGAAACTTGGAGAAACAATGTCTACCATTCTGCAATGTAATATGCAACTCAACAGAATGAGCGAGGTATATGCACGAACAATGGAAGAGTTTTTAATCTCTGGCTTTATTGTACATCGCAAAAGTTATGGATGGCGTAACGGCAAGGAAGATTGTTGGACAGATTACGTACAACCTAACAACTTCTTCATTGATAACAATATGCGTGATTTTCGTGGCTGGGACGTAGGTTTCTTGGGAGAGGTTCACGATATTAGCTTTGGACAACTCTGTGAACAGTTTGCGGAGGCTCCTGAAGATTATCGTAAACTGAAAGATATATATAAATGGGCAGATAGTAAGAAATATATAGCGAGCTACGCAGAGAAGTTTGGCTATAGTAGACTTGATAATTTTGATTTCCTCTTCACCAATGAGCCTGGAAGATGTCGTGTTATAGAGGTTTGGCGCAAGGAGCAGAAGCCACGCTATCGTTGCCATGACTATCTTAATGGCGATATCTACAAAATAGATGAGGAAGATTATTACAAGGACGTTGTGGCGGTAAATGAGCAGCGTATGCAAATGGCTGAGGCTTCAGGAATGCCAGCAGAAGAAGTTCCACTTATCAAAGCTACTTGGTTCATGGATGATTATTGGTACTTCTATTATCTTTCCCCATTTGGGCATATCCTTAAGGAAGGAGAGACTCCTTTTGAACATGGAAGTCACCCTTATATCTTCAAAGCTTATCCATTTATAGATGGTGAGATTCATTCGTTTGTTAGTGATGTAATAGACCAGCAGAGGTATACTAACCGACTCATTACGCTATATGATTGGATAATGCGAGCGAGTGCTAAGGGTGTCTTGTTGATGCCAGAAGACTGTTTACCTGATGGTGTTAGTATGGAAGATATTGCGGAAAGTTGGGCAGAATTTAATGGCGTTATAGTCTTTAAGCCGTCAAAGACAGGACAAATGCCACATCAAGTAGCGAACAACTCTACTAATATTGGTATTACCGAATTACTCAATTTACAGCTAAAGTTCTTTGAGGATATATCAGGTGTGAATGGAGCTTTGCAGGGTAAGCCTGGCTTCTCTGGGCAAAGTGCGTCCATGTATAATCAGCAAGTTCAGAATTCTACAATGTCATTGCTTGATATGTTGGAGTGTTTCTCTTACTTTGTTATAGATGGAGCTTATAAGGACGTGAAGAATATACAACAGTTCTATGATGGGAAACGTGTGTTTAACATCGCAGGTAAGAGCGGTGCACAAATCGAATACGACCCTAAGAAAATTAGAGATGTTGAATTTGACTTGTCTATCACCGAAAGTACAACAACACCAGCATATCGTCAACTTGCTAATGATGTTCTTATGCAACTATGGCAAGCTCAAGCTATCAGCGTAGAACAACTGCTTGAACATGGAGACTTCCCATTTGCAGATGATTTACTGCAAAGCCTACAATCTCAAAAAGAACAGATACAGCAGGGACAGTTACCTCAAGGTGTATCACCGCAGATTATGCAAAAAGCGCAACAAGGAGCTAATATGCAAGCTGTAGACCAACTGCATCAAGCGTTACAAGCTTCATAACAAAAGGCGTAGGATTATCCTACGCCTTTTGTTTATCTTTTCTTATTTACATTCTTTTGGATATTCTCTACCGCTAACGGGTCATTAGTAAGAGTGGCAATGCCGTCAAGACTTTGTTTTTGTCTTACGTTGTATCTTCCCATTGCACCAAGAGTAATACTGTTGCTTCTTCAATTCAATAACAGAGGAAGGCATTTCTGCAGAGCCATTTTTGTATGGAGTTGCGTAAAAGCACTCTCTTTCAAGGTCAGCAACAAAAGCCTTATTGGTGATATAACCTTTGTGTTTTAGCCGACGGAAGTTAAATCTATCCATGACAAGGAGTGCTTTCTTTGTACCTGACGCAGGCATAACATAATAACGTTCACCAGTTCTCTCATGTGCCTCATTCGCTTTTCTTACTGCTTCACGATAGCGAAGGTAAGCTTTCAATTTTTTAAAAACATTCATCATCTTATTATATATTAAATTAAACTTATATTGTTGCAGCTGATACTGCTTTCTTCTTCTTGGGGACACGCATATTGACACGCATCACAATAGTTGGTATAGGCATTTCAAAGAAACATATATGAAGACCAATAGCACGTGTCATTAATAAGTCGTCATGCTTACCAATAATAGCACCAAAGGCTCCATTCTGTTTTTTCTCATAAACCACATATTCGTCTAAACAACGTTCGTCACGTTCTGTGTACAAATGTTCACGTACAACCTTTATCAAAGTTGATATAATCATTGGCTTAGTTACAACATTGGTGTGGAAACCATACTTACGTGGCAGACCTTCCCTAATCTCGTCTTCTGTTTGTTTACGTGCATAGAGATTTGGATAGACATCTTTAATCTGATTAAGAATAAAGTGCGATAAATCTCCGTCCACTTGTCTTTCCTTGTCATGTGTCTCAAGTGTGTTACTCTCAATAACAAGTAAGGAGTTATCATAGAATGCTGCTATTTGTGCAGCTTTCCAAGCAAGTATATCCATATCAATGTGTCCGTACCATTGCGCAACTACTTCTGGTCTATCTCCATCTAACATAAACAGACGGTCAATTACTAAGATAACAGACCAGTCGGCTTTTTTCGAGCGTCCACCAATATCAACTATTGTAAGATATCTATTTGTAACAATCTCTTTGTCATCAATCTCTGGCAAATCCCAAATCCAAAGTAACCCTTGTGTATCTTCTGCAAAGCGAAGATTTTTAAGTGCGTCCTTACCAGAGTCACCATCTGCATAAACATCTCCAATATACTTAGGCGGTTTGCATGATGCTCTGAACTCATCGACTTTATACTTATCGAAGACACGTTCACCCGAATGTACAAAAGCCTCAACATCATCAGATGGATATTCAGATGCCATTGGGGCATGTTCATTGTATTTAGCACGCTCTTGTACATACCAGTTAATTGCTTCTAACGTTGCGCCCTGCTCCCACAACCACCACAGGTACTTTCCACTTTCAGCACGTGCCGAAGAAGCACTACTATTATTACGATTCTTCCATAGCCATATAGCAAAATCAGCTTTTGCGTCATTGTCATCAAAGGTCAAAGAATACTGCTCTATGTCAAACCAAGAAACAAACATTGCTTCAAACTGTGAAGTTCCACGTTTTGCTGCGTCATATTCTCGCTGAAAGAAATTACCAGTTCCGTTTGCTGTACTCTCGTAAACAATCATCGTATATGGTTTCAGTAAGATTCCAGAGCAAGCTGAGCGTACAATATCCTCAGGCTTCTTACCATCCGTAGTCTTCCATAGTCCTACCTCGGAAAGATGTACAAGGTTGTAATCTCCACCACGGCAAGAGTCAGGACGTTCAGCTGTTCCAATTTTTATTTTACAGTTACGTTGTGGTACACGATGAATAGAACCAGAGTGTCCTACACCTACTAACTTAGATTCATTTTCATTGTAGGTTTCACCCAGTTTATAAAGCATAGTTATAGGATAAGCTTTAATCATACGGTCAAACATATCCTTGATTTCATCAGAACCAGCACCTTGGTGAGCGATGATTAGCGAGTTAAGACCTACCTTGTGAATGAGCTGAAGCCATGCCATATACAACTGAGAAGTTGTAGAACCGCCCCATTGTCGTGCCTTTAGTAGAACTATTCGTATAGGCTTGTTGGCTTTGCGTAACTTTTCAAGTCGCTCTACAAACTTCCTTTGAGGGCGTGTGAGTCGAAACAACACATCTTCTCCACCACCTTTGTTTTTAATAAAGACATATAATGCAGCCCAAAATGCAAAGTCATAGCGGCACCTTAATCGTACAAATTGCTCTATAACTTTAAGACGATCTTCCTCAGAATATTCTACTTCTAATTCTTCTGTTAGGAATTTTATTATACTTCCACAGCTTATTAGCAGTTTTACCAATGGAATGCTAAGCATTTCAGCAGGAATATACTGTGTTTCTAATGGAAAACCATCTATACGTACTTCAACACGTTCTCCAATAGACCCTATACCGCTGATAGGGTCAAACTTTTGGTAAACGTCAGCATTACGTTTGTCATTCTCTTTTAATATGTTGATTACTTCTTTTTGCATATTACAATCGGATAGTTAAGAAGAGATGACAATATGCCACATAAATAACAATACAGATGGAGCCATCCATTTGTGTATGGGAATACAAAGCCGATAATAAGATAGAACACCATCCATGCTTGATAGTACAATTTCCTACGCACTTCTAACGAAATAGAACCGAAGAGAAAAAAAACAATCCCAGATAGTCCCACAGTAGGTAACACAGAAATAGGTAAGACTTGAGAAAGTGTTTCTATTGGGAATGTTACAGCAACAATATAAGCAAGTATTAGCCTTTGTAATCTGATATTGTAGATAAAAACTAAACTGATAAGACACCAAGCGTTAAGGGTAGCATGTATGATACCCGAATGAAAGAAAGGGTAGAGACATCTTCCTACCCACGAACCTCCTGCGTAGATGCCAACCTCGTGCAAGTCAGAAAGCTTCAATAAGGATAAAGCTATTACTATCACTGCTAAAAGCAATGACGTAACCTTTTCTTTCTTTCTTCGTATCTTTTCTTTCTCTCTTTGCATATCATAATTCTAATACTGCCAGCACTTAAATAGAATTTAGGAGCAGGCTGTGCTACAACTATCTCACAACACTTGTTAATCGACCAATTAGGATTCTTTTTCTTAAGTTCTACAACACGTTTGTGTATTTCATGAAACATTTCACGTTTTAGTGGGCGCATCTTATAATAAGGGTGTTTACCTTTTATAATTGCCATTACTATTTTGCTTGCCCAAATTTCTGATACCCAAAACCTTCGTGAAGGCATATTGGATATCTGTTCGCAAATGTGTGGAATACTGATATATTCGCATGAAGATATATGCTCATCATATAACCTCATTATATCGTTCATGCGCTCTTCAGCATACTCCATAGTGGAACCTCGATGTTTCATAACGGTTTTATCTATGTTCCAAAGTTACAAAAAAGAACGTAAAAACTTAAACGATTTATATAATAATTGTATCCTATTTTTGCATTAAAACAACCATCATAAATTTAGAGATATAAGATTATGGCTGAAAATCCAACAGTTAAGAGTAATCGTGATAAGTTTAGAGAAAGGATGAGTAAGAAGTATCCTGATCATAACTTTGACGATGAAGAGGCTTTATATGGTCAAATCGGGGACGACTACGATGGATACGAAAAGGAAATTAATGGCTATAAGGAGCGTGAAAAGGCTTTCTCAGACCTTTTTACAAGTGACCCTCGCAGTGCTTCTTTCCTCACCAACTGGCGTAAGGGTGGCAACCCTGCCATAGAATTGGTACGTATGTTCGGAGACGATTTTGTAGAAGAACTGAAAGACCCTGATAAGCAGGAAGAACTTGCAAAAGCAAGTCAAGAGTATGCAGAGCGTGTTGCCAAAGAGAAAGATTTTGACGAGCAGTATCAAAAGAATATTGCAGAAACGCTTTCCACTATTAAGGCGATTCAAGATGAAAAGGGATGGAGTGATGAGCAGGTCGACGAGATAATGGAATTCCTTGTTAACATCATGAAAGATGGAATTCTTGGTAAGTTCTCACGTGAGAGTATTGAAATGGCTTCAAAGGCTATCAATCACGATGCTAATGTTGAGGAAGCTGCACATGAAGGCGAAGTTCGAGGACGTAATGCAAAGATTGATGAGAAACTTCGCAAAAAGTCCCACAATGATGGTACTGCTAATCTCAGTGGTAAGAACGGAGGTAGCGGTTCTAAACGACAAATGCCAGACCTTGGTGCTATCAGTCGCTACGACGGAGCTCAGTCTATTTGGGAGCGAGGTGGCGAAAAACGTACAGCCTACAAATAAGTACAATTTTTACTATTAATAATTCAAAACAAAAGAAGAATGAAGAAAATTAAGAAAAGTTCGAGTTTTCTCTGTCGCATTATGCTAACATTGTTGGCTATTGTGATGGGCGCATCAAACGGTGTGCTGATGGCAAACGCCTCCGCACTTCCAGATGCAGGAAAAACAAATGCAGGAGCAGAGGGCACTGGTGGCACTGATGGTATTGCAACAGAAACACAGGGACGTACAGATGGTGACGAAAACTTCTACATGAGCGACGTAGACCAGCGTATCATTAAGATTCGCCCTATGGCTACGCCAGTAGACCAGATTAGCCGCTTTGCAAAATCAAGTTCTTGTGACTCATTTGTGGTGAAGTATTATTCTGTTGGAACACGTGAAATTAAGTGTACTACTACAAAGAAGGTTGAGGCTATGACCACTGGTGCCAGCACATCACTTCCTGTGAGCGACACCAATATGTTTACACTTGACGATACTATTCGTGTAGTTGGTGTTAAGGGTGTAACAGACCCTAATACTGGTAAGGCATATACAGGTAGTAATATTCCTGACCTTGTGCTGTGTGTATGTGGTAAGGATGCTTCTACAAATGTACCTACAGTGTATGCTGTAAATGGCTCTATGGATAATACCTCTAAGCAGCCAATCTTTGTTCCAGAGATTAAGAGTGGTGCTACGCTTGTAAGAATGGGTAAGGCTTGTGGAGAGTTGGATGTTCAGACTGGACGTTTCAATAATATTCCAATGCCAGAAACTCAGTACTGTCAGAACTTCATGATTCAAGTAGAACAGTCAACCTTTGAGAAGATTGCGTCAAAGGAGGTGAACTGGAACTTCTCTGATTTGGAAGAGGATGGTATCTACGACATGCGCCTTGCAATGGAGAACTCTTACCTATTTGGTGTTAAGAATGTTATCAAGCATATCGCTAAGGAGGGTATGAATACTTGGTTCACTGGTGGCATCTGGTGGATGGCAGGAAAGGATATCGAGGTAGGAAAGTGGGATGCAGCAAAGAATTGTGCAGTTATTTCAGATGAAGACCTCGTCGATATCACCAAGGATTTGTTTGTTGGTACTGGTATTGGAAACAAACGTAAGATTCTCCTCTGTGGTTCAGACATGCTTTCTGCATTCTCTAAGATTAAGAGTGACAAGTTCCGTCTGAAGGACACCGTTGAGGTTTGGAACTTGAAGTTTAAGTCATGGGATACAGACTTTGGAGAGGTTCTTACAGTTCATCATGAGTTGTTTGATGTTAATGGTATGAGTGATTGTGGCTTCGCTCTTGATCCAGAATATTTGTCTAAGAAAACACATATCTCTTGGGGTCGTAATATTCTTGACTTAAAGAAAGCAGGTATTCGTAACACCGACGCTGTAGTTATCCAGGAGGTCAGTTGTCTATACTTGCGCTATGCTAAAGCACATGCACGTATGAAGCTTGCACACGCCTAACACCAAATAACAATTAATAACACTAAGGGGTGGGATTCTCGTACATCCCATCCCTTTTTATTTATAAAGACATGACAAAGCATTATATATCAGATTCGCATATTGCGATAAACGTTACTCTTGATGGTGGAAAAAGTGTGCATTTATCTTTTATAGCACTATCAAATGGTGGCAGCGTCTTTTCAACTGATAGTGAAGAATTACAGAATGCTATCGAACGACACTATCGTTTTGGAGATTTATTCACCCTTGACCATATTGAGGAACCTAAGAATACATCAGAAACAGGTACTGATGGTGAAGAGCATACCTCCATAGGAGAGAGTGAGGACGGCAATATCCAGAAGATTAAAGTGAACGACTTGGGAGAAGCCAAGAACTACCTCGCAGACACATTGGGCATTAGTCGTACGTCACTCCGCAGCCTTAAGACTATCCTCGAAGTTGCAAAGGCTAATAACATTGAATTCGAGGGTTTGGATAAGTAACAGCTCTATACAATGAAAGTTTATCGTCTTGATGAAATAGCAAAAGATGTTCGTATAGCAATAGACCAAAATATGTCCAGTGACACACTGATAGGCTTTGATGATGTGGACACTCTTTCCTTAAACGATATTATCAAGTCAAAGGTTACAGACGCTGTAAAAAGAATACATAGCACGGCACCTGTACACCTACTTGATGGAGGTAACAACTTTGGAGACGCGATTTATTGGAAGGAGCTTGAAAGCGGTTGGTGTCTGCTTCCTGAGAACTTCATGCGTCTTGTTGTATTCCAAATGGATGATTGGGAGCGTGCTGTATATCATGCTATCAGTGAGGACGATGCAGAATACAAAAAGCAAAGTAGCCGCTTTAAGGGCATACGTGGTACTCCCCAGAAACCAGTATGTGCAATCGCTATTCGTCCAGAAGGTAAGGCTTTGGAATTTTATTCTTGCAAGAGTGAGAACGCTATGGTTAGTAGAGCAGTCTATCTTCCTTATCCCGTAATTGATGAAGATGATGGTATCGAGATTTGTGAACGCTGCTACCAAGCTGTAGTTTACACCATAGCATCATTAGTATTAACAACTTATGGCAATGCTGATTTAAGTAAGGCGTTGTCAGATTTAGCAAAATCAGCATTAATATGAGTTCAGTGAAAACAACACAATTAGATGGCGACGTATCAGTAGGTCGTAATACTTCCATAGGAGGAAGTCTCACCATACAGGGTGGTGGACGAGTTAAAGGCACTTTTGTTATAGACGGCTGGCTTGATGCGAAGAACATCAAGGGCTCTAACAAGGGAATCTTTACTACCGTAGAGAAGCTGCGTGAAGCGTTCCCACGTCCTCACGATGGCTGGTGGGCTATCGTCGGAAAGTCATTGCCAAGTCCTATCTACGTAGGTGATGGTGGAGAGTGGGTCGCAACAGGCGAAAGCGGTGGAAACCCAACGCTTGAAAATGTGGATGAGCAAATTCAACATATTGTTGACGATGCAAAAAGCAAGATAGATAATGCAAAAAAAACTATCGAAGATATGGTAGCATCTCTTCCTATTGTGCAGGAGGCAGGTGACAGCGCAACAAAAGTGATGTCGCAAGCAGCAGTGACAAAAATAATATCGCAATATGATGTTAGTGCAAGTAACGGAGGAGTAGCATATACTTTACAAGGTGCTATTAACGCTGTGCCAATGCAGATGCGAAGAGGAGGAATGTCAATTAAATATATTGACAGCGAGACCAGCGAATACACAGAATATATTTGTTTCTCGTCCACGTGGGCATCTGACGTGGCGTCATGGCGAAAAGTAGGAGCAAATGCCGCTACTGCTCAAGGAAAGACATTACAGGATATCGCCAATACTCTATATGGTGGAGATACAACATTGCAATACAACGGAAATTGGATAGACCGTGTTATAAGTAGCTCTAACACGCTTGTATACAATCAAGGTTCTCAGTACTTTGCTTCACAGCCTATCAAAGTGCCAGCAGGATTCCTAATTAAGGTGAATTCAAACGGAAATCGTATCTATAATGGTATTGGAATTACCTCAGAGGAAATAGTGCAGAATGGTTCTTCTGTTATCCCTGTAGGTATTTTAGATGCAGAAAAAAAGTATTGGACGTACACGACTACAGAAGATAGTCGGATTGTTATTGTTTGTGACAAAAATAATAAGGATTTCAGTATCGTAAAACATAATAAAAAGATTGGTGCAGAAGATATAAGAATTGATGGAGATGCGATTAATAACAAGGATGTTAAGAATGTTGAGGAAGCTATTACAAGAGTCTTCGACAAAGTAGGAGGGGAGGTCGTTCTTTCCCCAAGATGGATTAAAGCAAGCTATATCAATTATACCAATGGTAGATTGGCGAATGCTACCTATACAGATGCTACAGACTTCATTAATGTAGAAGATGTTGATGAAGTGGTTGTCACCACTCCTAATTCTGTAACTTCTTCTGTGTTAGGGTTGGCATTCTATTCAGAAAAAGACGAGAGCGCATATCTAATTGGATATGGAGCGGCTACAACGTCTACAGCTAATACCTATTATAAGGTAGAAACGAAAGTGCCAGATGGAGCTAAGTATATGCGTACTTGTCGTTTTTCTGACATCGTAAGCAATGGTGACGCAAAGATAGTTTTGTACAAAAAAGGGGTATCTACAGATGTCATCAAAGCAAAAGAAGAATTAAACCTTAATAGAATCCTATCTCAAGTTAATTACTTAGACTTAGCAGAAGGAGAGGCTATGTTTAGCGAGTTGGTAATTGGTCGAAAGACTACAATAAAGATTCAGAAGGCAACTCGTAAGGGTCATAACACCAGACACTATAAGCAGGAGGTAAAGAGAGGTGACCAATTCATTGTGAAGAAATCAATCAATTACCAGTTTTCGCCATTCTATGCAATAGTTAATGGTGATAGAGTCGTTGAAAGTTTGCCAAGAATGGGATTAGAAAGTCCTATCGCTAATTACGACACAGATAATCCTATTAAGGATTATATTATCACATGTGGAGTATCTGGAACCTTATACATCAACATAGACGAGGGCGGCTATGTTGTAAAAGTAGATCATAAATATAACATTATAGACAGAGAAAAGGTAGATATAGACACAGAACTATGTCAGAACTCTGTACTTCTTTCATCATTAGATTATGATGTTAACTTCTGGGTAAGTGGGAAAGTCGACAAAAAAGGCAATCTCTACGCAATGTACAGTCAAGGTACAGGCGGAGAGGCTTTTGGTGTCGACCCAACATTAACAGGGAGTTACGGCTATCAAGTCATCAGCAAGTCTAACATTGCCAAGATGAACAATAACGACATTAAGAGAGTTAGCTCTATAGAGGTTAGGAATGGATCGGCAATTAAAGATATAACTGTTGGTCGATTTAGGGGATATTGGGTCAAGGAAGTAGATAATGAAGTTATCCGTGTTATGGCTACGAAGTCGGCATATTTACCTCAGAATAATGCAGGTATCTACACATGGGATAGAACATTAGATACTGTAGCGAAGAATACTATCACCTATCAAGGGACAACAGTAGACTATTCGCAGTTTAATTTATCTAAACTGTTGATAGATAAGGGAATTATAACAGGGACTCCAAATGGGTCTGATAGCGATTTCGATTTTACGAGACAAGTGTTCTCAGACGGATATTATTGGACGTTTGAGAGAGGCCTTCAGAGCAATAATATACGACCTTGCTTAATGCGCTCACAAGATTGCATAGCGTGGGAAATTGTAAAAATCTTCCCTGACATCACGTCAAATTGGGCAGAGACAGCTATTAGTGTATTCAATGGTGTACTATATGCCGTTACTCGCAATCACGATGTAGGTCAGGCTATGAGTTACTTTGTATATGACATCACAAATGATGTCGTACTAAAGGAAATGACATACATTCCTAATTGCACACGATCTCGCCCTTCTGCATTTATGTATCAAGATAATGTGTACTTTGTTGTGAATGAATTATGTGATATATATCATTTTCACGAAGATAGATTGCAGGTGGCAATATTCAGAGTGATGCCAGATTGCTCATTGCAGAGAGTATATACACTTGCATCCCCTGATGGTATAATGTATCATGATATATGCGTGTGTGGTAGCTATGAGAAGGACAAGAAAGTCGGAGAATACCCAAGATATATCAATAATCAGGCAGTATATATGTTGTATACATGTGATAAGAGGAAGATGCAGCCTTTGCGAGTTATATCGGATGTTGTCTGCTTAAATATTACGAGTTGCCTTGAAACGAAGAATGCAGGACAGCAGAGGCGTGTAGATTGGGCGCAGTATAAGTTGTAATTAATCTGATATAGTTAATAGTATGAATAAATTAATTAAATGGCTTAAAGAAAGTAACAGGTACAAACACCTTATAGGTGGTGTACTCATCGGTGCTGGTGCTAATAGCTTATATTGTGCAGCGTATGCAGGTATAGGAGTAGCAACTGCACTTGAACTTAAGGATAGAATGTGGGGCGGAAAGGCGGACATCATCGATTGGGGACTGACCGTCGGTGGTGTGGCAATAGGCTTCGGAGTAAGAACATTAGTAAGACTTCTATGATATGGCAATGGATAAAGGCATAAGAAACGCAATGATAGGTGTTATTGGGTCAATCATTGTAGCTGTTGCAGGCTCATGGGTGCAGCTCAATCAACGCATATCAATACTCGAGGTGCAAGTTATGAACGACCACCAGTTATTCGTAGGCTCTCAAGAGGATATGAAAGAAATAAAGTCGATGCTTGGTGAAATAAACATTAAGGTATCGCACCTTAATGACATCAAGGCAGACCGACCTAATATGGATAGTCATATAACACAGAAAGGAGGCGAATAATGAGAGCGTCATTTAAAAGCATTATAAGCAGGTGGAGAGCGACAACACCGAAGTTCTTTAAGAATATTGTTGTATTGGGTTCAGGTGTCAGTATTGTTGCTGTTGCCATTCATACCGCTATGACAGCAGCAGCGGCTACACCTCCAGAATGGTGGATAAAGATTTATCCATACCTCGTAGGGGCAGCAGCAGGTATGGCAGCTGTAGCAAAATTAACAAGAGAGAAGTAAGATGAGAAATATTAAATACATTGCGGTTCACTGCACCGCAAGCCATCAATCAATGACGATTGAGGGCTTAAAACAGGAGTTCAAGCGTAAAGGGTGGGTTAATCCAGGTTATCATTACGTGGTGTCGCCAAACGGCAAGATTACACAGCTTCTTGATGAAGACAAGGTGAGTAATGGCGTTAAGGGTTTTAATTCAGTTTCAATCAATGTTGCTTATATTGGTGGCATTGATACTAACGGTAAACCCACTGACAACCGTACGGACGCACAGAAAGCAAGCTTGCGCTCGCTGTTGAAGATGCTACATAAGAAGTACTCTACAGCCGTCATTCAAGGGCATAGGGACTTTTCACCAGACTTGAATAAAGATGGCAAGATAACGCCTAACGAGTGGATGAAGTCTTGTCCGTGTTTTAATGCGAAAGAAGAGTATAGAGAGCTATGAGAAAGAAAATATCCTTGCTACTATTTGTAGCGTTCACTATCGCAATTTGCGTTTACGTTTCACAACGCAAATCATCAATTGACATAAAATCCATTATAACAACGGATACCATCATTCGTCACGATACGTTAATCTATCGTACACCTGTAGTAAAAGATAGCTTGATAGTTAAGTATAAGACAGCAATCTTACCAGTGGTATGCCATGATACAATTACAAAAGAGTTTGTACGCACGGTGATGGACAGCGTTGAGGTGGAAGTTCCGATAACACAGAAGGTGTACGAAGATAGTACCTATAAAGCGTGGGTAAGTGGATATGAGCCTCAACTTGATAGTATATTTGTTTATCAGAAGACGCAAGTTATCAATCATTATATACGAGAAAAACCAAAACATTGGGGGATAGGCTTGCAGATTGGTTATGGGAGCAATGGTAAAGCTCTACAGCCTTATATAGGAATAGGAGTTAATTATAACATATTCAGATGGTAGAAGCATGAAGACGGTTGTTTTTAAGGTTGGCAAAAACGAAGTTTATCAAGAGGTCGCAAAGACCACTTCATATACAGGTGCAAAGATGAATAATGACGAAGATGCATACGATCGCATCTTTACAACTGATGAGGATAAGACGATGCTCGAACGCTTTTGGAATGAGAGTAAGAATATGATTGCTGGTAGTCTAAAAAAGCTACTAAGTTCTGAGCGTGAAGAGAATGATGAATACATATTAGAACTTGAGGTTTCCAATTCCTTTGATGACAACCTTAAGGAAAGTATGCAGCGTAGTTTGTTTAGCTTCTTTGTTATGAATATAACAAGTAAGTGGTATATATTCACAAATAAGAATGAAGCAGAAGGTTATGCAACATCAGCGGCTACGGATATGGAAGATGTTATGCGTAAAGCCTATTACAAAAAGAAACCAGTACGTCCAACATACGATTAATAACATTAAAAATAAACTATATGGCAGAAAACAAGAAAGACCTAACGGTCACCGAAGAAGTTAGAGAGCTTATATATGATGTTCAAAACAAAGCTTATCTGACAGGACAAGCAAGAGAAGCAGAAGGGAAGAAACCATATCAGGCAGCATCTAATATGCAAGCAAGTGATGATGATGAGAACAGTTATCAGATACGACGTTCCCTTGCGAATGCTTTTTCTTCTCTCAAGAGTCTTTTAGGGGAATATCTCTACGAAGATAGAAGTACGAGTAATAATCGTATGATTAGCGAAATTGATAATAACGGGCAATTGACTTTAGTTTTTAAGTTACCTTCAAATTACAATAACGCTTCTGCGGATAGCCTTGGTAATGGTATACATTCTTATTTAGTTGATATGACACTTGCCGATTGGTTTGCTATTACTAACAAAGAAGATGCAGAGGTGTATGCAGGGCATTCAACAGTTAGCCTTGAGAATGTAAAGCGTGCGCTATATAAGCGGAGTCGACCAACACGCCCAACCTATTAAGTAAAAATGCTTATGAATTGTTGTAAACAGTATGAATCAGAACAGCAAAAAAAGGTTATAACGCTGACTTTTAAACGCAAGGAACTGCTATATGACGCCAGTAACTATTCTTTTGTTGAGGCTGATATTATGCCACAAGATACAGAACACGCCAAACATCAAGTGTTTGACATTGTTCAAGACGGCAATATAGATCGTGTTACCCGCATTCTTAACTTAGCTCATGCAGAATGCGTGGAATTACTATACCCATACGCAAAAGAAGAATTACCCGACGCAGAAGAAGTGCTTGATGATATTCTGAAAGAACCAGATACATACACTATTAAACTTATACTTCCTTACAACTTTTCAATGACTACTGTTAAGATGTTGGAAGAATACATACATGAGTTTCTTGTGTGTAGCGTCCTGTCAGATTGGTTGAGCATAACATTTCCACAAAGTGCAGAGCGTTGGGAAAGTAAATTAAGAGATACAAAAATAAAGATACGCACTTCTCTTATGTCGAGAATGGGTAAGATAAGGAGGAAGTTAAAACCATGGTAATAATCAAGGGCAGCGCTACATCACGTAGAACTGCCCTTTTCGTTAAAAATCAATCTTAACCTATAAACTAAAAACCTAAACTATCTCGGCTGGTTGGTTAATCGCGCTGTGAATTGCACCGAGCAACCAGTAATTCCTTCATTACTTGAAAGATTAGCAAGTAGCACTATACGAATGTATTTATAAGGTGTTCCCCTAAATCCACGTAAGTAATGGTCTATAGATGACCATACAGGAACCCAGTTATATAAATCGTTAGAAGCATAGAGAATAGACTTGACATGTCCTTTCTTAAATACGCCACGCTGTATGATGATATCAATAGACTTATGAATGTCATAAGCATCAAGTTTTATTGAGCGTGACACAACAATACTTTTATAAACCTCGTCGGTCTCATCAGAGAAATTAACAAGGCTGCCATCATTAAGTACAGCAAGTGCATCAGGGTAGGAGTTTACATTATCTGCAATATTGGATTGCATCATTCCCCACTGTTTTGACTTTAGTGAGAATATATAAGCATAATTGCAGTTATACTCTTTGCTGGTGTTGTAAGCGATGATTCGTTGATGCTCATAGTCATATATCATTCGACAATCACGAACAAAATCCATAAAAGGTAATATCCTTAGAGTACCTTTCGACAAGTCTGCATGTTCTAAGATTTTATCAATCTTAGGTAACACAGTTATTGGTACAGCGTTCTCTCCATTGAGAACGTCAGAGATACACATTGCTTGTGAACCTTGCAAGAGCATAATACCTCTATCAGTTGTAAATAGAACAGCAGAATCAATTTGCGTGATACTTTTCGATGATAGACACACGTCACGTGTGATAGGCTGTTTGGCAGAGTAGCCCCCAGTAGAGTTTACCTCCAATGCCCATACGCCCTCATCTGTGAAAGCATAGAGAGGGAACTGCCCAAACTGTCCTTCACTAAGCGCTTTTGCAGCTGTAGCAATTCCCAATATCCTACCTGTACCTATTGTGTTAATCCCAGTAACAGGGAAGAAGAAAGGATTATTTATTTCAGAGGTATATATCTTGTTAGGAACGTCTATAATGTTCTCAAGCTTTGTCGGAGGTTCGGTATGTGTTGTGTTTTGCTTTCTTATAAGTTCGTAATCGATGACACCATACGCACCATTAAGGAATTCGTGTGGTTTAAGCTTCACTTCGTACGTATCAATACCTGCGTGTATACGCATCATTGTCGCATGAGTATTAGGATAAAAGACGTAACAACCCCATGAAGTTGGAGCAAAGTCACCATTAGTGTACATACTTGACACAAAAGGAGCGAGGTGTGAACTAACATAGCTATTCACAATATATCTCTCACCACCTTCCTCTATCATAGTCTGTATAGATATGTCACGATAATCTAATGAACCAAAGTCCAAAACAACTTTACCATCTTTTTTCAATTCCCAACTTGCTTCACTATTATTAGCATATGAGAACATGGAACCAGCCATAAACCCCTGAAACAACTCACGACGTATACCAGACAGGTTTATACGTCCATTATATGTCTGTGAATATTTAGCCGTAATTCGGTCATGTGACAGGTAATCGTCTGTCATTGTTTCTCTTGTAGTCAGCGATTGAAGATACTCTTTGTTAACAACAATATCTTTGCGTTCGCTTGTAGATAGTTCGTTAATACTGATAGATTTAAGGAAATAGAAATTCTGTACATTCTCCAGCATCTCTCTATTCTTGTCATCCGTATGCTCTGGTAGATTAATAGTTGTTTTTGGGTATGTTGAATCCTTAGAGAAGAAAAGCGTATAAAGCTTGCTGTATTTCCACTCGACATAATATTTACCCAAAGGATTCTCACGTCCTCCAGGCGTACCACTTGTTAGGTCTGTTCCATTAACCGAGATAGGCAATAATGCTGTGTCTTCCGCTCTTTTTCTTACAGGTACGTTTATGAGACCTGCTCTTTCTATGGTCTTTTCATCTGAAAATCTTGAGATATCCAGCGCGCCAATAAATTTAGTATCAAGATTATCTGTGTCTGCAAATGATTTGCAGTTGCCACTTTGGTCATAGGTATATATTGGCTTAGATATAAATACATCAACAGACTTGATAATGTCTTTCCAATCATTCATTCGAAGATGTGAGTTTTCTCCGTCTGGTAGAAGCTGATAATCGAGCCCTGCTGAAACGAGCATGATGTCACATTCAGCCTCTGTATATCCTTCTTTGCCACTCACTCTATTCCAGAAGACAACTGGAGCAGTTTTTGTGGATGGATTCATCAGTATTGGCGCAGAATGACACACTAAAGAACCGTCATATAATCTTAAGGCATAACGAACAAAGAAGGGTAGGGCAAAGCGTCCTTCCTTGATGGTCTGATCAGCAAGAAACTTGTTTACCTTCGCCATAATCTGTGAAGTAATTTTTTTCTGATTATCTTCTGTCCACACTTCATATAATCTACTTTCATCTATCCTTTCAAAGTTCACATTAAAGGTAGAATGACTTTCGTCAGAGAGAGAGTATATGCGAGGTTTGCCTCTTAAACCGAAAGATAGTTGTAGATTTGGCACATGATTTCCAAGCATAACATATTGTCCCTGCTTCCATAGGAAATAGATAATATACTCTTCTGTAAAGAGTAGTAAGGTGTTTCCAATGGCGTTCACATGAGAAAGCGAACGATAAGCACCAAGAGAAACTGCCCTTTCAAAAAGTTTCTCATTAGCATTTAGAACATATAATTCAAATGTTTTGATATCCTGTATAATATAATTAGAAAAGGATATCGTTTTATGAATGTAGATAACTTTTTTATTCTCTCCAAGCTGGAGTAATAATTTAGGAGCCGACACAGGTTTTAACGCACCATCTTCTGGAACGAGGTTCAACAGCATTGCAGAGTCTCCATCTTGACAAGTATTGTCAGGTGGAACGGTCGATAGTCCGTTATACTTTATCTCTTTATTCATGTTTAGACGGCTTTTCAATCTGATAATATAGTTTGTTGTTAGTTTCTTTTACAGAAACCGACAACTTGCATTTGCTTTCAGCAGGCAAGTTGTAATCATAAAGGATACGCCCAACAGATGGATTGAGTGTTTCGAAACCTATACACTTATACTTCTCGTTGTATTGTATATCACAAAGCTGTGTAGGCTTCTCAATATTTGGATTAAGCATAAAAGCAAACAATCCACTGTCAGACACACGAAATACGAATACAACGGCTTTGTCAGCCGTATCCGAATACTTACGGATATGGCTGAAAAGCTTTTTAGATAGTGTTACAGAATTGTCTGCAGGGTCTACGATTACATATAATCTGAGCGACCAATACCAGTTCTGTATCTTTTTGAGAATATTCATTATTTTGCAAATATATTACACATAAAGGTTATGTGTAGTTTATCTTTTAATACTCTTTGCGAGAGCGGAACGATATAGTTTCAATAAAGATGAAAGACCGTGTCGTCTCTAAACCGTCACGATGTTTATTTGCTTCTTCTTTGCTGGTGAATATGTACGAACAAATTTCTGTCTTGTCTGTTCCTTTTGTTGCTACTATGTTAGCATAATACTTGCGCCCAAATAGGAACGCAATCACTTCTTTTAATACTGTTGTTTGCATAATCTTATTTTTATTTATAATTAAACTTTGTGGTAGGGTATCAAGTCTTTTGCCTCTTCCTCCCACATGTCGCCTTCATTCCCCTCGAAGTCAAGGTTAACTGTGCCGTTGCTTAAGTCGGCAAGAGTTGAGTAAAGCCCTACGACTGTCATAGGGAATCCGTCTTCTTTATTGCAGACTTTATCACCGATATTAATCTTACGAATATCCATGATTACTCCCCTATCTCCTCGTGGTACTTTCGCAATATTTCTTTCACACGCCTTGCAGCTTCTGTTGCTTGCTCTTGAGTACGAAAATAGTTGAGAGCATCCCAAAGTTTGTTGTCAAAAGTGCTACAAGTATCGTCTATACTTTTAACTATTAAATCAACGTCAATAAAGTAGTAATCTCCACTTTCCTTTGCTCTCCACCTAATATTCTCTACTCGCTTCTCTTCTGCATTCCATTGCAAACCTTGCTCCTTCATCTTGTCGAAGAGTAGTTGCTTTTCTTCTTCGGTAGCGTGGCGAAACGCATCTATCAACCACATATTATTATCCTTTCCACTATAATTGTAGTGTGACGAAAAATATTCACTACAAGTATTCTTCTTGAAAATAAGTACTTCGTGATCACAAATAGAGCGCAACACGTCTCCGTCCTTGAACTCTTGCACTTCCTCTTTTTCTTCTCTCTCAAAAACAACCACATTGTCCTTGATTACCGCCTTGCAGCCTTCTGGGATATTAAGGCTATCCCCTGCCTTTAATGTTACTTCCATAGTTACTTTGTTTTACTTTTTACGTTTCTTTTTCCTCTTACTTGCGTAGGGTGTTGACCCTGCACGTGATTTACTCTGATAAGCACGATACTGCTTTCTTTTCTCATTTAAGAGCAATTCAATATCATTTACCGTATCATTTAGCTTTTTTATACATTCAATAATTTAACGTATCATTTTGATACCATTTTGACAAAATCACATTCTTAGTATTCTTATGCCAATCAAAGAATGATTGTGCGAGGTTCTCTACTTCATCAATTGTTTGTCTTTTATGACGAAAGGATAACTTTACATCATCGCCATTCGAAATAGCTTGGATACGTATATGCATCGAAAAATCCTCATTAAAACAATGTGCGCCTTTTCTAACATCATCAACAGCAAACTGAATTGCGTAATTTCCACCACTGGCTTGCTCAAATACTTTAAAATATGCAATATCACTGCCAACAAATGTATCCTCATATCTACACAATCTTGATACTCTATAACCCCTCTTTCTGAGGTTATAGTCAAGTTTTTTGTATTCTTCCTCTGTCATATTATTCTAATTTAATATGTTTAATCCCTTTCTCTTTAAGCTCTGCTAATATCATCTTTGCTAAACCGTAATAGTTTTGGTTCTGATAAGCAATATTAAGAGCGTCTTCTGCATCGTTATGATATTCTTGAACATAATTTGTGATTGCTTCTTCGAACGCATCGCAGTCAACACCTTCGTAGTAGTCGCTGAAATCAATAATTGATGTCAGCTTACAGCATTCTTCATGCCCTTTGAAAGACCACGCTTCACCGCTATCGTCTCGGATAAACTGTCTGCGGTATCTTTGCCCTTTGCAGATTTTGCGACTACATAAGTCACAAACATAATCCTTACGTGCGATAGGCTTAGATTCATCTATTAAATCCATACTCATTACTTTATTAATTCATTCACATAATCCATGATATAAACTCATACAGCTATATCCTCCCTCTGGCTCAAACATATCAAGCTGTGCGTCATTACGATTTACATACTTGAACACTTCCTGTACCGTGGGATATTCACCATTTGTGCAGAAACGTTTAGGAATGTATGTAGGTGGAAAGAACGACGAACCTTTTTCTGTTTCATCTTTCATTCGTTGTTCAGCATCTATTAGCCGTTTTCTTGCCCATTCGTCTTTGGAAATCAATTGTACTTCTTTCTTGCGACACATGATGCACGGAAAACATCCGACCCTTGAAAAGCCTCGTTCATACAAAGGATTAGGTCGCTGTCCATTAGCAAGTATGTAGTCTATGACCTCTTGCGCTGTCCAATGAAAAATGGGACGTAGCACGCTTGCATCGTGTGTCTTGCACCACTCGAGGACGGCTTTCTTGTGATACAAGCCTTTCACTTCATCATTGAAGTACTCCTTGAAATATGAGCATTCTACATCATAGCCTGCACGTGCCTTGCTTTCTTTAGCTCTAATGCCCTGAATGATTATAAAGCTATCATCCTGCGAGAGGATGTAATCAATCATCGGTATTACTTTCAGTTCAGAAGTACAGAACCTTGCCATTGTAGAAGGGAAACGACCTTTCTTGATAGACATATCTACGAAGTCTTTATACTTCCTGCTTTTGAGTGTAATCAGTTCTACATTTAACTGATTGCAAACATTGTGAATATGCGTGTAAGTGTCTTCGTGCTCCCACCCTGTGTCACAGAACAATGCTGTAACTTTTTCATTGCCGTAGTCATTTACCGCCTTGATAAGGCGAGCCTGACTATCCTTGCCTCCGCTAAATTGTACTAATATTTTCATAGCTTAATCTGCTAAATTTATTGTTGCATCACATGGGATGAGGTAGTCATATAGCATAGGCATAAGTCTGATGCGTACATTATCGTTTAATACAAATTCGTTTCCACCTCTTTCAGGGTTGTGTGTCAACTCTACTGAGGTAATTCCAAGAAAGTCCATTGCAAATTTTAGCTTAATAATGTTGTGAGCATAGAAATAAGCATTCCCAATGTTTATAACAGCATATTCATCTGCAATAAACTTTCCTGTTTTCTTTGTCTTTTTAGGTTCAATTTCACCCTCCCCGTTACATGTAGGACACAAAAACTCTTTTTCATGTGTATGCCCATGATGATCAATGTAGTCCCAAGTAACTTCGCCTGTACCGTTACAATCCTCACATTCAACTGCATCTTGAATAACGATTTCTTCTTCATCTTTCGAGCACGCATCTAATGCCTTGTTTATAGCCGCTATGGTGATTTTCTTTTTACAAGGACACCCTAACATAGGGATGCGCACCGCCTTCTTAGGATACTCGTTAACAAGCACTTTTGGATTTATCTGAACAACAGAGAATCCATCCGTACTCCATACCTCTCCGTAGTCCGTATTGAAAAACGGCTCTGCGAATATCTTTTTTACATTATCTTTGTAATAGAACTTATCCAACAACTCAGCTTCGTTATTTATTTTCATAATTCATTTACTTTTAATTAATTCAAAACTATACGCAACCACCCAAGGGTTACTCTCCCACGTGCCTTTGCCGCTGATTTTGTCGATGAGAGCAGCAAAGGCTTCACGTGGTGTTGGAAATGTTTTCAGCCGATGAACGGGAGTATTATTCAATTTCCCCTTTGTTGCGAACACATATTCTTCTTTATTAAAGAAACGTTGAGGATAAATCCCCTCTCGCAAAACTTCATCGTCTGAGATATTCTGCAATCTTTCCACCTTTACATCTGTAATTCTGATGTGATGAGGGAGCAAATCAGCTTTCACGAACATTTTATTCGTCCAGCCTGCGCTTTCTGTCATAAAATTACCGTCTACCATCTCAAAGTCAGCATTAGGGTAAACTTCTTTGTAGCATTGTGCTATTGCCACAATCTCACCAACTTCATAATGTGGTTTCCAGCTTCCTAATATGCCTCCATTTTCATCAACCAAATCCACGCATTGTGTACCTGCATTGTTAGTAAGCACATTGAAACTATACACTTCTTTACCATTGCAAGTTTTAGGCACTTTCAGTACTCGCCTTGTCATTGTCTTCGTTCTGGCAAGCACTGCCTTTGTCAGGCAGAACTTATCATTAAACATAATTTTCTTCATACGCTTTACTTAATTAAAACAATAATCTTTCTGTGTGTTTCTGTTCCTTTCCAATAATGAAGTCACAGATAAAGTTTCTTGCATAGTCAGGGGAAATCATTGAACGTTCTGACGAGCAAACTCCGGCTTTCCATGCCCCTTTTGCATTCATAATCAACTTTTTTTTCTTGTCTTTTTGGATACTCATGCCATAGGTAGGTTCACAGTTGATAAACCAATATGCTGTCGGTTTGACATAATAGTCACCACGTAACATTCTATTGTTATCTACCATGGTGGGCGGCATGACAAAGTTTGCTTTGAGATAAGTTTGCATGCTCCAGGGATTTTCTATTATCAAACGAAGTTTCCTTTCTATACATACAGATGTCAATTTTATGAGGAGAGAGTAAAAATATTCTCTATCTTTAGCTCTTTGCAATATCGATTGAGTTTTTTCTCTTTGTGTCAGCCCTTTGTAGTTATGACAACCAAAGCTAAAAGCCATCTGGCTCGTTGCACAGAAATAGATACAAGGAAAGAAAGCCAAAATCAAATCATCTTTGCTTATCTTATCAAATAAGCTTGCCCCCCCATCATAGCACTTCTCTATTTCTTTGAACAAATCGATAACATTGTCAGTTTCTCCAAACTCATTTTGAATATCGTAATCTTCAGCTTTGTAGCCGAGCTTGCGAAACTCATTCTTAAACGTTCCTGACTGCTCAAAGAAACAATGAACCTTTCCTTTAATATTCATCTTTTTTACTTGATTAGCTCTGGGTTATCTGTTATGTTGCCTATTACAATCCAATTTACGATACTATGGCTATCACAATGCTCGTATATAGGCGTGTGTACTGGGTGATGTGCGCCATCTTCTATGGAAAGGCAGAAACTTCCCTCATGAAAGGTTATGACTCTATAGTAATCTTTTCCAACTATCGAGCCGTCATACCCATCCCCTTTCAAATGAACAATATCCCCCTCAAAGATTTTAACACCATTTTTGTCTTTCAGTCCAGTGTACTGACCGATGGTGTCGGGAGTTACATAGCACCAGTCTAACCGCTTTACAAGACCTTTACCAAACTCATAGTATATCGCAGGCTTGATATTTTCAGATACAACAAGTGAACCATATACCCACCTGCCATTTGATTTCTTACCCCTGAATAATATTTCACGCTTCATAATCTTTCAATTCTTTTTCTATTTTTTCTATGTTCTTTTGTATGCTATTTGCAATCTCGTATTCCTCCTGCATAATAGCCAATGTCCTTGAATTTCTCATGTGCGCCAACAACGAAAGCAGGTGATATTTATATGTCATTCGTTGATTAGCAAACAAATTGTCTATCCGCTTATTTATCTTTGTGTACTCATTAGGAACACATATTGTCATAAACACAAAAGTAATAGAAATAAGGATAAACATTAATAGGTTTATAAAGAATATCATATTACTTACTGAATAAAAAATGATACAAAATAACTGCGGTCGCAACTCCCCATCCACTAAACGCTATCATGTACAGAATAAACTTGAAGTATTGCAGCTTTGAAAATATATTGCTTATTTTGTTCCTGCACTTAATCACATCTCCGTAGTATTCCTTGAAGGTGTCTTTACATATCTTCGTAACCATTTGATTGACTCTTCGTCTGTCGTTTTCAGAAAGGAGAGGATTAAGACTATCTCGTTTGCATAATCCGTTCTCAAAGCAATAAGAATTTACATCAAAAGTTGCTCTACTGCCTTGATAAGCGTCTTCACTCTTTAACTTGATAGAGGTTTCAATGGTAATTTTGAAAACGCCACGTTCTTGGTAATACTTTTCTGCAAGCTCCTTTATCTCCTTATCGTTGAGCTTAGCCTTCTCAAATAGTTCATTATATTCAGACTCTCTTAGCTGATAAATTCTTTCCGTCATATTACTTTTCTTCTTTTAGTTCCTTAAACACTCCGCATCCCTCACTACCATGTAGCAAGTAGTGGAAAGATTCGCATATCATACTGTTATTGCATACCTCATCCTCGTTTAAATCGCACTTATCGCAATCAACAGACTTATCTGTTTTGAGAAAGATATACTGCTTATCGTTTATTGTTATTCCGTTCATAATTGTTCCTTTTATTCTGTTGGTAACTCGGGTATCTCCATCCAATATTTAATATCACTTTGATAACCAACTGTGTCCCAATACCTACTATCAGCTTTATATTTACAAGTATGGCAATATCCATTCTGTGCCATAACTAAATAGCGACCACTTTTCTTAGGTAAATCACCATCTATATTCTTGTGCCAATGGTTTGCAGGGTGCTTATCTGCCCATTCTGCACCTTTTATATAAGCGCATTCCAACAAGTCGGTTGCTTTCGGACTAAACTCATACATAGGGTATGACATCAATGTTTCTGTCATTGCCTCTGATGCCGCATTTGCTATTTCATTATCTCTTGTCATAATTCAAAATTATCTTTTTACAACAGAATAACCATTTCGTTTGGGTATTCTCCCTCAAATTCTACATTTTCAATATTTCTTTGACCGCAGTAGTCTCCGCCATCGTCTCCGTTTTGGATAACCACTTCGATATCTCCGCACTTTTCGTACTTTTCTTGTAGTTTCTTTTGTAATTCTAATATTGTCATAACCCTAATGCTTGTTTAATTCGTTTCTTATAGTCCTCGTTGGCTGCCCGCTTGGCATCTGAAAGTGAGATATAACGACTAATAAAATAGCCATTACTGAATAAATTAAATTTGTTATCAACAAATTCTACCCTGTAGAACCAGTCAAAAACTGTTACGGCAAGGTATGGTCCAGCTTTGTAAACTCTTTGCCATTTCAATTCTGGTACATTCTCTATTACACTCTCACGTCCAGCATTGAAAGCTGCTTTAATGTCGTCAAACGCAAAACATCTGTTGTCTTCAAAAATAAGGTCGCTATCTCCATTTGCACATTCATACTCTTTGATAGCGTACTCTTCTGCTAAATCTTTCTTTTCTTCCATATTATAAATCGACTTCTTTAAATTCACCATCAATTAGTTCGTAGAATGTATCAGCCTTGATATGTTCGCCATCTACCTTCTCTGTTTTTACACAGATGGGAATCCAAACACCATCAATGCAATCCCATTCTGCAAGTGTTATCCAGCTTCCAATCTTAGCTTTGGCAATAGAATTGTTACCAGCAGCCATAACGACAGAGTGATTACCTGTACTCCCAATCTGAGCATAGTCGCCACTTG